GCTCCAGATAGTAGGCTGTTTTGTATAGCTGTCAGTCTGTCATCAGTGTTCAAGGTGACGTTCTGCCCGTTAAATTCAACGGAGCCTAGGCCACCTTGCACATTGAAGGGGCGAAAGCGTGCCGCCCTCTCTGCTCGGGCTGCTGCGCTGTTTTGTGCGCGCGCCGCCATACTGCCGGACAAAACCGACCCTAACACGCCGGCACCTAGCGAGGCTGCTGCTGCAAATAATGCCATGGATCTAATCCTCTTTATATGTATTTATATCGAATGCGTTAGCTGTGTAAAGGCCGCCCTGTAGTTTAAACCCCAGCCCCTTCAGGTAACCAATAACTTCGGGGTATTTTTCAGGAACCTCTGCAACTAAGAGTTCAGAGGTTGTGGCCCTGAGGTGTTCTATGAATAGTCGGGAGATGCCCCCCTTCCGCTGCCTCCAAACCTTCTTTATATTGAGGTGCACCTGTAACCCAAGCTTGTGTGGGTGTGTTATTAGTAGGGCTATTAAACTATTATCCTCTTCCACACCTGTGAACTTCCAACCCATATCCTCTGGGAAGGAGAACCTCTCAGGGGCCTGGCCCTCGGCACTCACTCTCTCCCAAAGCTCAAGGTCTGATGCTAGAAACTGCGCCGCTTCTGACCCACCCACGTCAATAATGTTCATCCGAAAGAGAACAGGCGTTTCTGGCGAACACCACCGTTGCTTGATATCCGTCTATAACGCATGTTGGTGCCGTCGCTGACAATGAGCACGCGCATAGCCGGGAACTGGTTCTGGAAGGGGATTTCGCTATAGTGGTCCCTCCAAGCACCATCATAGAATACCTCAACCCTTACATCACTTTCCGTGGCGTGGTCCGGGCCTGCCAAGAAGATGCCGGGTTCTACAAGGGTGTTAGACGCTACGGGGATCACGGTCTCAGCTACATCCACACTAAACGTTGTTGGGGTTGGTACTGAGGCCGATATTGTGAGCCTACTACTAGGGGCATCATTTGTTATTGTGATGCCTGACCCGGCTAAAATGGCCTCATCCAAGTCGTTATGCTTCACAGCGGCCCCTGCAAACGCCTCCAGTAAAGAAGCTCCGTGCAGACGCTGAGGGGTGATAACCGTAGACGTATTTGCCGCATCGTTGGACTCGGCGAAGTCGGCCAGCTCTACAACACCTGTGTCAGCCTCTGTAGCTGCCTGTTTCAACGCATTAAAGCCTAAGGCCGCCGTGGTCTGCCCTGTGCCGCCTAAGGCGATCGGCAGGGCACTAGGGCTTGTGAGGGCTGCGAGATCCATTGTTGCTGTTATGAGGTTAGGGCTGTTGAGTGTTTTGCTCGACAGGGTCTGTGTAGCGTTCTCCGTTACAATGTTACCAGGGGGTAGGAGGTTACCGCTGTCCACTAAGTCGCCGTCGGCGGCCCGTGTGATGATGTTTCCGGCGGTTCCTATCGGCAACTTATTCGCTTTAGTGACGCTCATATTTTGTATCGCCAACAGCTCGGCGTCCTGTTCCGACCCACGAACGCGCTTCAAGGGGTCGCCAACCGTCAGAGCGTCTTTAGCTGTGTAGTTTAAGATCTTGGTGTAATTCGTCATCCCAGCCTCCCGGCTTTAGTATGTAGTTCAATACGGCTGAATGCTATGCTGTCACCCCTAACCGTTGTCTTCAGGCCTATCTGGACGGCGTTACCACTGCCGGCAACTGATGTCGATATACGGTTTTCAGCAATCGACCCAGACCACTCTGCGACGCCCCATTCTGCGACGCCCCATTCTGCCCCCCCACTTACTCCGGAGTCCAAGACTATCTGTGAACATCGCTCGTTCTGCATGTAATCGTAAGCCAGGCAGACATCAACTACATACCCCTGCCCGCCTGTTGTGGATAACACCGCCTTCTTAGCAATCTTATTCCGTGGGGTTCCTAAGGTATTCCATAAGCTTTTGTAAGACAGGTCGTAAGAGTCTCCACCGTCCGTAAACCCACCGTATTGGGCTACCAGCCCCGGCCGGCCTAGGTGTAACGCGCCATCAACAGCACTAGCAAATGCCGTAGGCTCTATTGATAACCATTTAGTGACCCTGAATGTACCGTCCTCGAGCCTAGCCCTTGTGTCGAATATATACGTTACCTCCCCAAGGGAGAGTAGGTAGAAACCGCTAGGCTCATGGTATTCAGCCTGTATTAAAGAGGGGGTGATGCCGCGAGCCGCTGCAATAAGCTCTGACCGAACATTACTGGACACCTCAGACAGGGGCATATTCTTCTCAAGAAGCGCCTGTCTGAGGCTCTTGACGCCACCTTGTGATAGGAATAGCACGTCTGTGCCAATATCAACAACACTATCCCTTGCCAAACATCCTACACCCCCAACTATGTCGTTAATCTGCATAGTATTCGGCTCTTCCGCACCACTGTATACAACGATGCTCTTCTCTCCAAGAATGAGGAGGAAGTCATTAAACTCCTGTATGGCAACAACTTTATCTACACCGTATGCCCACACAGTTTTGAGGTCTAGAACCCCTGCGCTGCCTCCTGCATCACCTCCAGACCCGTTGTCGTCCGTCCAACTGCCTGGTATTAATAGGTCGCTGTATTTGACAACTGTTTTTGTTGCGTCAGTGGTCCACAGACGGCCGAAGGCTGCAAGCCCTATACCGCTGAATGTCGATGTTCCAGAAGCGGGGAACGTGATAGGCACGTCAGCGAATGCACCCACGCCGTTGTATATGATGGGGTTTCGGCCGTCATGAAAACCTATTACATTGTTATTAAAATTACAGAACTTCCAGAAGGGACTACCTAGTGTAGGGTGGCTGATGTTTGTCACCACTCCTGTTACACCGCTGGCTATAGCCCCGTTGATGTCCGAGTAAATAATTTCCGGTGGATTACCACTCAAGTATTCGTGAATGGCCGTAATACGCGGGCTCCCAGCTGTGGGCGCCTGCTGTGTCATGAAACCTTCCCTAGCTGCGAGCCGGCCTGATCCATCGATGACACAGTTGTCAGCCACCAACGCGAACCCCTCAGGGGCCGACACTTCTCTATTAGTGTTGAGCCCGAGGAAGCCTGGGGCTAAGAGGTCTATAGGTTGGATTGGCACTGGCATTAAACTACCCTCAATGTATATTCATCCTCGGCGTGCTGCGCGTCTATAGAGATCAAGTCGCCTAGGGCGGCCCTGTAACGCATGTCAGCTTCTTGAAACGTCACACCCCCATCCTCACCCCTCTCGCTCACCGCGAGGGCGTATGCACCTAGTACAAGCGCCCGCTGGTCCATTGCAGGCGTGTGATCATCATCTGACAACACTGTGTCAGGGACAACCATGTTAAAGTCTATGAGGTATACGCCATCCGGGTTGTTGTCAAGATCAACCAGGAGGTCGCCTGCGGGATTAGTTCCGTTGATGCCCCAATACGCTGGGGTTCCCTGGACGGCGTTGATGTGTGACAAGCTTTGTGTGAGCTGCCTGCGTGTCTTATGTCGGAGCCATACACTGTCTGTGTCGTTCCATACAGAAAGGATTCGGCTTCGACTACCGCTCTCCGTTAAATCATAGCGGAAGGTACCGGGCGTCGTAGTGACGCCTATAGTACGTCGGAGCGACTGCCAATAGTGGGCGTCTTCCATTTCTTCTTTGATTTGATTGACAAAAAGTCCTATTAGGGTTGAATACTCCGTGGCACTATTCGTAGCCACTGGCAGTTCTCGGAGCCGTACTAATACTGAGTTGATTAACTGTAGGTAATTCATTACGTCTCCATAAAATAAAGCTGCCCCCGGAAAGACCCAGGGGCAGAGATCCCAAATTACGCAGGGATTATAAGAGCTGTGCCAGCTTCAGGGCGCAACATAGCGCGGCCGAATATGGTGTGGCTAGTGTACAAAGTGCCGAGATATTCTTGCAAATACTGAACCTGGCTCGTTACGCCCATCTGCTCCACTAAGACAGAAGCGTCTTTGTGTGCAATAGGAATAGCACGGAACACGGTGTCAGTAGCAGCAGTCCAATCGCTGACGTTACCATAGGCGTCTACAAATGCGGCACCAGTAGGAGCAGCAGCAGTAAACGTAGTGGCAATACTATCATCAACGCTGTTGTGATGCAAGTAAGGAACTGCTGTGCTGTGGAAGATCTCCACGCCGTACAGATCACCCAAGATGCCGGTCTTGACGGGGCTATTACCGCCGCGTGCAGCGAACTCATCAGAGACATAACGGTTAATGCCCAGCAGGTCGTTTTTAGCAACAGGCGGAAGCACCATGTAACGGCCCTGCATCGGGCTGTCAGTCTCGTCCATGCGCTGGATAGCGGCACGTAGGGACAGGTCGGTGAGGTCACCGGAGGTTGCCACAGGGTTGGTGTTGTCGAAAGCGGTGGTGCCATCAGCGCCACTGAATGCTCCGGCCCAATCGGCTCCGGCTTTAGTTCCGCCGTTGTATTCAACAGACAGACCGTGAAGCTCGCGGTCCACCGCTTTGGCCAAACCAAAACCTGCGTCGTCTGTGTAGAACTGACGCATAGAAGACAGGGCCTGCACCTCGGTGATGTCCTCAATCAAGCGGGAGAACTCAAAATGCTGGTCGATAAGCACGTTGATGTCGCCGGCCAAATCATTTACAAGGTTAACCTGGCTGGAGGCGACTTTGCGTGAAGCTTCGCCCCGACCGGGGGTTGGGATGTGGATGCTGTCTCCGCGCTTGCCTTTGTGCAGAAGGCGGGAAACAATGTTTGACATAACAGTGGCTTGCTTGTAGCTGGCGATAACTTCATCACTCCACAACTCTGGGATGAATGCATCAGCCGACACGTTAGTCGTATGGTTGGTACCTAGGGCCATGATAAACTCCGTTGTATTATATTAGAAATGGACAATATTATGTAATACGTCCGTCTTTGTATGCTTCGATGACTTCTGCCTGAATCCGGGCATATTCACCCGGGTCCGAACGCCGAAGTCTCATAAGCTCCTCTCTACTGAACGTCTTGACAGATTTCTCACCTGTGCCGGACACTACACTTGAGGCTGCTGCCAGGTCAGAGCTTCGTTTCAATGATGCCCCCTCCTTGGCCGCGTCTATCATCTCTGTACGTGTCTCACGAAAGGCCGACAGGATGTCGGACGCTGCGGAGAAATCGCCATTTTGGGCGTCGTTCAGTAGCCGTTGACGATAAGGGGATGTGTTGGCCCATGCATAAAAATCTTCACTGCCTGAGATCTCCTCATAGTCGGGGTTGTTCGATACAAACTGGTTAAAGCCTTGCTCGGATTCCTGCTTGTCAAACCTCTCGTTAACCTCTGTAAGTTTACGGTCGATCTGGGCATTAATCACCTTAGCGGGGTCTTCAACAAGGTCGTCGAACTCAAGGCTCGATTCGTTGACGTTTTCCTTGGCCTGTGTAGCAGGGCCTCGGGTGAGTTTATCGGCTAAAAGTGTGTCCACTGTGCTTCGGAGTGTGCCAACTTCTTGGGCTTGCGTACCTAAACGCTTCTCAAGCTCTAAGTAGGAGGCAACCACTTCCTCAGCAGTTTTACCTTGGAACTTGTCAGGGATTGAAACCTCTTCAACCTTATCTAACGCAGTCTCGGCTGTTTCTTCAACTTTTTCCGGCTCTGAACTATCAACAATAATACTAGCCATTTCTATAATCCGCCTTATGGTTATGGATTGGTTTTCCGCTTTGCCCAATTGGCATATGCGGTGGGATATGCTGGATCTGTTCCATCCAGCTTAAACAGAGGGGCTGAAACCAGCCTCTCCATCTGTTCCTTGCAGACAGGACAGTTCTGTGAGTCCCTGTCTTCTGTCTTTACGAATAGTTCTCGTGTACCATGCATCTGGCACCTATAATCAAAAATCGGCATTGTCACCCCCTTCTATTGATTCACGTGCGGTAGCAACCAAACCTGGATAGCTGGTGACGTGGCCTAGTGCTGAGATCAGGCCACGGTTGAAATGGAACACCTCGGCGGAGTCTTGGCTTAACGTGTGTTTAGCCCGTCCGTCCGAATAGTCCTGTAATTCCTGTACTAGCTGCTTCCATCCGTCAGAGTTAAACATGTCAGCGTAGGCGTCATAATAATGCCTAAGGTCTTGGTCCATGTTAATTCCCTCCAGATTTCGTTATAGCAGAATGCTCGTTGATCTCGACGTTATCTTCAGCGACTTTAGCGTGACGTAGTTTAGCCTCGGCATCTGCCATATTACGGGCGGCTCGGCTGTTGGCCTCTTCAATGTCAGCTCGGGCGATCTCTTCCTGTAGGGCAACCTGCTTATCCTGCAACTCTTGCTGCTGCTGTACCTGTTCAGGCGGCGGCGGGGCAAGCTGTTGTTGTAGGGCTGCTGTAAGCTCAAGCTTATTGGTTAAGGAGCTATTCTCCACAATACCCTGTAGGAGTACACCAAACACCGGGCTGTCCTGTGGGGTTAAGGACAGAAGCTGTGTAAGCTGCTGCTGCTCGACCTCCCTGGCAATCATACCTAGGCCTGTCAGTGTCTTCCATTGGTAGTCCATTACAGGGTAGCGCTCCGGGGAGAACTGCATGTAACGGAAGGCGGCTTTCTTTATAATCTTGCTTAGATATTGAGTCTCGATGTTGCGGAGACTCCGTTTGAGGCGCTTAACCATACCCCCGTTAGCCATACTGAACCCAGATGCTGTAGTGTTCTGGGCGTTGACGTTAGAAGGGGCACCATTATCAGCTACACCGGTCGCCATTGTTACCATACGCTCTAGGTCTGCACTCTGACTGAATGTAGACGGGCTGACACTGCCGGCGGTCATTGGGAGAAATGCAGACCTAGGGTCTCCATTAGACAGCCACATCTTGCCGGGTTTGATCTCAGGCTTGAATCCACGCGGGATCATCGTTGCATCAACACCAATCATCGGGTGTATAGTCATAGCCATAGCGTCGATTCGCCCCCGCAGTTCACTGTCTAAAGCTTTCTGCGCATTGTAGCCGCTTTTGGCGATACCTTTGCCCCAGAAGCTGTCATTGACAGTGTGGTGCTGGTAGGCAACGATTGGGCGGTCTTTCATAAGCATGGGACTCTCGGAGGCACGTAACAACATAGTGTCGTTACCAATCACGACGGTAGCCTCCACCATCTCCAAGTCGTCAAGGTCTCCGGAAAGAATTGAACCTGCGCCGGCCAACAGCTTCTTAGGGACGAGGCCATAATATTCAATGAGGCGCACATTATCAGAGTTGTTAGACGAGCTCACCTCCAACGGGTGTCTACGCTGAGTAGGTGTACCAGAGCCGAGGGGCCCATCTTTATATATACCCCTTTGTTGTTTAGTAAGCACTACGTTACGTGGGACTGACATTATATGGGCGCAGCCTAGTGCCTCTTCAATACTACGAGCGCCGGGCTCGATGGCAAATTCATATGGGTTTATCGATCGCAGGGATACGAGAAACCTACTACGACTCTCTACAATAGTAGTCCCAAGCCCTGTGAGGGGGTCGATATCGGCAACCGGTATGAGGTCAGTAGTGTCTTCTACGGTGATCTTAGAGATTCCCGTCCCATACACACAGCCATTATAGATGGTGCGCCGTATTTCAGACTCCATATCAGCCCGGTTGATATCTTCGGCAAGGATGACCCTCAGCTCAGCCATGTCGCTCCGGTCTTCGTCCATCACGTCGTCGGCGATGTCAAACCAGATGTCTCGGCCGAAGATGGCCTCTTCGAGCTCCGCAGTGCTGGTCTCAACAGCCTGGGCCAAGGCGGGGGAAATTAGCTTAGACCGCTCACTCTCTCGCCCTTTATCTTCTGATGACCATGTACCCGTCACAAGACGGTCATATTCTTCCCACTTTTGGTCATAGTTTGTGCGCCTGTGGGTCTCCCACTCAGTAACTCGGCTCATCACCCAGCTAACAATAGCTAAATCTTTCTCATTGGTCACTTGGTCCATAATCGCCTCTATTGTTTAGTAGCCGGACAGGTCGTCCATCGCCCCCCACGTATCAATATCGAGGTCAACGCCATATGCCTGTTTTGATAGCTGATCTATGTATGCCAAGGCATCCGGTAGATCGTCGTGTGTAAGCTTGCTGGGGAAATCTAGAAGTTGTGTTTTAAATGCCTCAACCCACTGGCCTTTGTTCAACGTGATCCTACCATTCTCGAACCGGCCTTGGAGAGCCCATGTGATACGCTCGGCCTTAGCTGTGCCTCCGTGTGATAGATCTTTAACTGATACGAATACACCGGTGCGCCCCATGGCTTCTTTCAAATAAGGCATAATAGCGGCCTTAAGCGAGCCTTTCTCGATGCCTAGGTGCACTGCCCGGTTCTCTTTGACGTGCCGGAGTATACGATTGACGGTCTCCTGTATGGACCAGCGACCTGCATCAATATCCTTAACCCACCAGCCGTCTTCGTTTACCTTCACGACGGCGATGGCTGTTTCGTCAAGTTTGTTTATCGTACCTTTCGAGAGGTTGTCTAGGTCCACAAAACCTGCGGGGTCAACTGCTATGAAGTAATCACCATATGCAGGCTCCTTGCCGTACTTGATCATGTCGGCATTAAACAAACCCTCTCCCTGGTTCGTGAAGCTAGCCTCAAACTCAGCCCTAAAGGCCGCTTCTGACATTATACCCCGAGCCTCATCAATGATATTCCTACTAATGAATGGGTTGTCTTTAGTCACAAAGTGGAAACTCTCCCAGTCTGGGAAGGCATCATCACCCCCACGCTCGAAGGCGTCGTAGAAGTGATTCTTGCCTTTTGGTGTACCAATCAGGAGGGCCTTCCCTTTGACGTCTGTGAGGGTTGGTAAGATGATCTCCTCAAAGATGCCCGACTTAGTGTCGGCAAACTCGTCCATTATCACCAAAGAGAGCCCGCTGCCCCGCATTGTGTCTGGGCGGTCGGCCCCTTTTAACTGAATCTTGCGCCCGTTAATCAGTTGGATGATGCCCTCGTTAGAAACAGTACGCTCGATAACGTCCTCCCCGAGGTCTTTCAACACAGACCACATGATATCTTTGGCCTGGTTGAACGTGGGGGCTACATACCATACGTCTTTGCCTTTAAGGTTGTATCCTGCTTCATTCTTGTCTTTCAGTGCCTCAACAATGGATATAACGGCTGATAGGTAGGATTTTCCAAACCTACGGCCGGCGGGCACCACTCTGAAACGGGCCTTACTGTTGAAGATTGACAGCTGAGCCGGGTGGAGTTTGAAGTTCAGGTCCATTATTCACCTTTCATATTCTAGGAATGTGTGATTACCAATTATGGCAACCACCTTCATAGATGATGCCCAGATAGGCGTGACTTGGTCATGGGCGTAATAGAACTGGGCCCCTTTAACTAATCCGAGGCTTCTGAAGCCTTCTGCAAGGCGTATGTAATAGGGGAGGAGGTTGGGTGGTATACTTTTAACGTTGCCGATAGTCCAGGAGAATTGGTAGGGGTCGTGTACCACGCCGCATATATCTGATGGCCACCTATTGTCCGCTACACGGTTCATCACCACTTCAGACACGGCTAACATACCAACTATACCCTCACCCCGGGCCTCGTGATACATATTCTCAGCGAGACATAAGGTATCCGGGGGGGTTAGGAGGAGAAGGGATGCTAGGATGATGTTCATCTCTTACGCTCCTGCCTCATCTCTGAGAGAAGCTGCTCAACCCTCAGTAATATCGCCTGGTTGGCGGACATCGACCGCTCTAGGTTGCCCACCTGCCGCGACACCCCAGAAATCTCAGCAGCGTTTGCCTCGATCCGGGACGCGTTATAATCCACCTTTGACAACACACTTTGTAAGGTCATACTACCTGCGACAAGCCCCCCCATAAATGCTACTAGTGCCCCTGTAGGTAGGCTTATGTTTGATAGCATGGCCTTCATATTAATTTCCTTAAAATTGAGTTTAGGATAGAGGGGCTAACAGCCTCCTCCTTTCCAGAATATTCCGCCAAAGACCCGGACCGCTACATACATCACCGCAGCTGTCACCGGATATCCCTGGGCCTCTATGCATCGTTTCATCTGTTGGTCAGCAGTCTTCCTGCTGTAACACGACAAGTCGCCGCTATAATATAAATCGTGGGTCATACAGCAATGTTCGAAGGGGGTTTCTTTACCAGTAACCTTCTTCCAGAACCATGAGACCTTTCCTGAGCATGCCATCATCGATTCCCCACCTTATCTCCGAAATACGCCCCAATCACGATTGCAACTATCTGAGAGTGCCAAGGTAGAAGTAAAATGCCCGATCCTGCTATACATTCCATCTCAGCATTGCTGAACGAGAATAGCCCGAATAGCAACGAGGTTGTGTCTGGGTTCATTGAACAGTTGCTCACAACCGGTGTCACGATGCCTAAGAGGCTGCCGATCAGCGGGGTTAGGGTAGGCACCGCCACTATAGAGAAGATGACCGTTAGCGCGATGATACGGCGTGTGAAGGCGAAGCTTGATGGTGTGTCCAGAGCATTCATCGCAGCCCGCTCGGCTGCCTCTTCCTTGTGGTTGTTCAGCGCAGCCTTCATTATGAGGCTGTTGTCGGCAGATTTAGCCGCGAAGATTTTCATGACCGAGGTCACGAGAAAGGAGCCTAACGCTATAATAACCTCGATCCCCATAATAACGCCTCCAAGTATTAATAATAAAGGCGGGAGCGTCGAGACAACAACACCGACGCCACCTCCGCCAAGCCTTTTCTACAAAATATGTACTTCCTTGTCTTTCTGTCCATTTTGTTAGGCCACTCGGACCAGTTTCAAACGCGGATCCCATAAAGAAACAGTGCTACCTGCTAAAGAAGAGCGGTGCTCAATTGTGAAAGTCACTAAGCCCGGAGGTAAAACCACCTCTACAAAGCCAGAGTGAGGCCACTCTTGGTCAGTGCCTGTGCCACCCACTCGGGAGATGCCATCACTATCAGTAGGCTCTAAACGAATGTAGTGGAGGAATTCAGGGTCAGCTGCATTCCCTTGATTACCACCAGCGTGGCGTACCACTACGATCTGGTCTTCTGCCGCGTTATCACCAATAGCTGTGTAGCTGTACCCCAGCTCATATGTACCACCAGCCACCGTAGGGGCCAAGGTTAGTACTGTAGCAAAAGTGGTGGATGTGTGCGTATCAACCAACAGATTATCGTTATAGTAGCGCTCCGGGGGGAACGTAGGTGCGTTTACAGCATATGCCGCAAGCAACGTGTCGATCTCTGCGTGCGTATTGATGCCAGTATTAGTTAATAATAGGTGGTCTGTGGGGCCGTCAGCACCCGGGTCGCCCTGCGGGCCATCAAAGCCATCAGAACCTGGATCACCCTGGGGGCCCGGGTCGCCCGGGGGGCCGGGGGGGCCTACACCGCCCCCGCCTCCACCAGAAGCTATGCCTAAGTTAAAAGGCCCGCCGTTTTGGAATGTCATTACACAGCCCTCTCTAATTAATTTATGATACTCTTACCAGTTTCAAACGCGGATCCCATAAAGAAACCCTGGCACTATTCGAAGAAGAGCGGTGCTCAATTGTGAAAGTCGCTAAGCCCGGAGGTAAAACCACCTCTACAAAGCCGTCGCCACCTTTCTCTTGGTCAGTGCCTGTACCACCCACTCGTGTGGAACCCTCTGCGTCAGCTACCTCACGCCTGGCATAGTATAATAGGTCAGGGTCAGCAGGGTTGCCTTGGGTGCCTCCGGCATGGCGCACAACAACGATGTGGTCAAGGTATGAGGCATTACCTATGGAGGAATAGTTCCAGGACAACTCGTAAGTGCCACCCGCCACTGTAGGGGCCAAGGTTAGTACTGTAACGAAGACAGCACTGTTTACTATAAGGTTGCTGACCAGGGTGTTAGATGCATAATAATGCTCTGGTGCAAACGCCGGGGCGTTGGCTATTAGCTCTGCAAGTGCTGAGTCAATCTGCACGTGTGTATTAACACCTGCATTCGATACCATCAGCAGGTGGTCTGTAACACCCGGCGGGCCTTCGGGCCCCATAATGCCGTCATCACCTGGGTCACCATCAGCACCCGGGTCGCCGGGGGGGCCGGGGGGGCCCTGAGGCCCGCCTCCACCGCCTCCGCCAGAGGATACAACCTGGCTGAACGAGCCACCGTTAACGAAGCTCATGCCAACCAGGATACAGACACGGACCCCGCAGATCCAATGATGATGAATGTCTCACCTGCGGACATCGAGCGTACAGCAGGGTTTAGCTCAGAGCCGGAGCCGTCTGTGACGTCGGCGTTGTGGATAG